TTGTTTGAAATCTTTTAAAATTATTATTTTTTAAAAGCATTTCGCACCTTTGCTTAATAACTTTTGAAAATGTTATTGGAAAGTTATTTATTTCTTTTGTAGCCAAGACCCACCCTTCGGCTACGCCATCCCAGAGTGGAAACACTCCTCCAGCCGCTATGGGTTTATTGTTTAACATACCAGTGAACGACATCCCAACTTCTTTTAAGTAATAAGCATATTTTCTATGTTCGGGTCTTAATTCTAAAAGTTCTTGATTTAAACCTTTATCTAAAATGTAATGTGCGTGTTCGTTTTCAAATGGTACAAATTCTATCTTAGACACTCTCTGTCTCCAATCTAGGATAAATACCAAGTATCGTCATTGGTAATGCTTGTGGTTGTTGAACGTAAACTAATCCTTCCGTTCCATAACCCGTATCAAATTCAATTGTTTTATCTCCAGTAAATAATGGAATAGGTAAGTTCATTGGAGAACCAGAAGCTCTAAAGTCTATTGCTGTTAAGTTAGCAGCATTTGGCCCAACGCTAGCTCCTACTGTATCTTGAAATCTAATAGATAAATCGTAAATTCTTTTTGTTTTAGTTTGAGTAGTTTCTGTATAACCTTCATCTAATCTCATTGTTTGTAAATCTGAAGAATAAAGTAAACCAACTTTAGCTTGTTCAGTTGCGTTATCTAAAGTAATTCCTCCACTAGCTGATACAGTTTTTGAAGTTTGAGTTGAGCCTTCTCCTATAACGTCTACAACTTCGCCAACTAAATGATCTAAACCAGATAAGGTAGATGTTTCATCGCCAACATAACTTAATCCACTGTCCAGGTAATGAAACGCTGTTACATCCTCTGAAAAATCAAATGGAGTAAAATATTCAACATATCTTCTTACAGCTCCGTTAATCCATCTTTGAACAATGACATAAACTTGATCTTCATCTGTATCGCCATCAATTACAGCAACACTTTCTACTTGTGCATGAGTTAGAATATTATCTGTTTGTTCGCTTGTGTGAGCTGAAGTTAAACTTACAACTGTTTCTAATGTTTTGTCTGAATAAAGTTTAAATTGGTTGTTATCAATTTTTTCAATATAATATTTTGTATTTTCAGATAATCCGCCAATAGCTGTACCCGTATTGTCATAATAAAAAATATCTCCAGTTTTAAATCCATGAGAAACAGAATAAATAAAATTTGAAGAAATATTTACACCTTGATAAATATATTGAGTAGTGTCGGATCCAGGAGCCGAGGTTAAGCTGATTGCAGTACCAGCTGTAGCGTTGGTTGCTGTAGTTGCAAGTTTGATAGTATTGCTGTCTGTTGCAATAGCATAATATAGGGATGAAACATTTAAACCACCAATAACATTTGATGCAGCATAATAATAAACTGGATCTCCAGTAGATAAGCCATGAGAAGATATTGTGATTGTATTGCTTGCTGTTGATACATTTGAGGAATTTGCTGTAAAAGAAATTTGTTGTTGAATAATATTTTTAGTAGTGTCTGATTTGCCACCTAAAATATGTCGATGCCAGGCGACAACATTTTCTAGTCTATTATAGGTTAAACCAGATAATACTCCGTCTGTTCTTGTGGCCCACACTATACTATGAGGTTCTTGTTGGTAATCCATTTGTGTAATTCCACTTTCGGAAATATGAGCTGCAAGAATTGTAAGATCTGGAGCAACATAACCATCAGTGTCAAAGTTATAAGCAAGTTCTCTTATTTTTCTTTTAGCTCTTTGTAAAAATATTGTGGCGTTACCAATTGATAAGGCATCAACACCAGCGGATCCGTAGTTAGATTGTTTTACAATTGAAATATTAGTTGGAGTAATTGCAGAGGCGTTCCCAGCAGATACAGAATATTCTCCACCCGTTGTCATTACAATTAATGTTCTTGTAGCCTTCATAGATTTAATTGCATTAACTTGATTGGATGCAATAGTATAAACCATAGCATCATCATCATTTACCCCAGCAGACATATTTTCATAATCTCCAGATTTAGAAAAAAATATTGTTTGAGGTTGATCGTTAGTTGCAGCAAATACTAATCTTTGTTCAAAGAATGAAACAGAAGATGGAAAACCAGTTGTGTTTGAGAATGATCCTAATTGAAAAGCTACTGTTGCGTCTGTATTAGTAAAGGCTTCAACAATTGTGCAAACTACTACAGTTGAGTTAGTTCTTGCTGTAATTTCCGCTTCACCACCATTAAATTTTATTGTTCTGCCTACATCTGTAGTTAGCCAGCCTTGATCGTTGTTTATTCCAGTAGTTGAAGATGCGGTTATGTTTACTCCAGTACCAGTTCCAGCAGAGGCTGGTGTTAGTGTGGTTGTGGTAGTATTAACATCCATATATGGCCCAGTTATTCCAAAATCTACTTCTGTTAAACTCCAGGATGTATGGCCCGTTCTAGATAGTTTCATAGGTTCGTGATCGGGATGGCAGAGATACATCACGTCAGCAGATTGCGCAAATTTAAGATCAAATAATTGTGCAGTGGTATATTCAGTTGTGATTTGGTAAATTCTATTTGCTACACCAGCAGATGAGTAAGTTGTAAAACTAGATGAGTTAATATTATTACCATCTACATCTTGTAACTCAAATGTATTGGTAGTTTTGTTGGAAACTTTAAAAGTTGTGTTATTTACTTCTGTCATTCCAACAACACCAGAAATAGTTACAAAATCTCCATTTTCAAAACCATGTGAGCTTGATGTAACTACAGCTGGATTTGCTTTTGTAATAGCTGTAATAGTTTTATTGCTTTCAACTATTTGTCCGCTGTCTTTAAAAAATCTAATATAATTATTTCCAAACTCTAAAATATAAGTTTGTTCAGTTGAAAATGTAAAAGGAATTAATCTAGTTTTTTGTGATGAAGTTTTTATTTCAGAAACAAAATATGTGCCTGGCCGTCTGGTTACTGGCCCGTGAGGTAATACAACAAAATTTTCTATATTTGTTGCGCCATTAAAATATTTGGCGAAGTCTGTTCTACCCTCCATAGAGGATGAAAGCTCCCCAGCAGTAAAGCTGGGTATGCTTAAAAGTTGTTTAGGCATATTTAGTATCTACTGTTTATAAAGTCGTCTGTTATTACTTGATCTGTATTTCCAAGTGTAGGATCTGTATTATATCCTTCGCTTGCATCTGTATGTTTGGCTTCTGATAATTTTAATTGATATTTTTCTGCCATTAATTTTGTAACTTGTAAATTTGAAGTTATGGCATAAGAAATATCTTGTGCTAAATGAGCTGAAATTGTTTCCCTTAATAAAACATCCAGCTCATTGACATCTGTAATTTGAGCTAGATAAATTAAATAAACTTGACTTTCGTTTATTAATAATTTTCTACCTTCAATTTTATAATCCGCATCGTAATCTTTAATTTGTAAAACTCTCAAACAATCTGAAGGTAATGTGTATTGAAATGTAAAACCCCAGGCTGGAGTTGTTGTGTCTTGTGCTAATTGAACTCTTTTAATTAAACAATTCCACGGATGAGATCTAAATACTGCGTCTCTTACTGTTTCATATCTTTCATTACATAATCTTGCATTTTTAGAATTTTCAGTAAGAGCTGTAATTGAACTAGCTCCCAGCTGATTTAATGCAGAGTTACAAATTTGAATTACTGATGCCATTTATTATGCCTTTGCTGTTTTAGCAGCTCGTCTAAAGTTTGCTGCTGTTGGTGCGCCTTTACTTCCAGGCTTTCTCATTTTTTCTTTACTTCCCGCTTTAATTCTAGCACGCTTCGCATGAATATTTGCGTATAGTCCAGGTTTTGCCATGTTATTCCTTATCTGTTTCTTGGTTTTGGTTTTGGTTTAGTTTTAGGTTTTTTAGGTGGTTTGTTTTTTTTTCCGTACATTCCTTTTCCTTTTTGATTATATATTTACGTCTAAGTTTTCTTGGTTTAACCAAAGCAAATATTTCAGCTTCAGTTAATTCTTCTTTGACATCAAAACCATAGTGGTTTTTGCTATCGTGTTTAAATCGATCAACTAAAACATATCTATAAATATGATTGTCACTTCTAAAATGAAGAATAAGTTTTGGTTTATCGATCTTCTTCATGCATCCTAGGCGGGTTCCACTCTCGCTTTCCCCGCCTAAAATTCTATTGTGTTAATTTACAACGTATGAAATGTTCCAAGACATAGTACCAGCAGTACCACCCGCAGCAGCCATTGTAGCCGCTATGTAGTAGTATCCTCCTGGATCAGAGCTGTCTCCAGCTAATTCCCACATCTTTTTACCAGCTGTATCTATGTCAGCAGCTTCAAAACGAACATCCGCCATTGCAGCAGCATCAGCTACTGTACTTGCGAATACATCTTCGTCTTTTGCTACTCCAGCTGTAGTGTATATTCCTACATTGAAAGTACACGAACCGCCAAGTGTGTCTGAACCAATGAATAAACTTGGTACAGCAGCATTACTTGGGATAGGTGCTAACATAACAATATCGTTGTCGTCACTATCGCCAGCAGCTAATTCTACTGTTCCATGAGCTGTTCTTAGAACACCATGTAATTCAGCAGAGTTGTTAGCAACTGAAGGAGACGCTTCGAAATTTGCTACTAAGTCAGTATTTTTAGTTCCCATATTTCTACCCTCCTATTATGCTTCGTGACAAGGAATTTGAACAACTTTCTTTTCTTCCATTCTGACAGCGCCTAAAGACATACAGTAGTAAACTTGCGTACTGTAACTCTTATCAGCTCTTTCAGAAATTTTTGCAGAAATATCCTTACCGATACCTAATTTAATAGCATCTTCAGTATATGCAAAAACTAATCTGTCAGTAGTGTTAGTTGCATCCTTGTTTAGTCTTGTTGACATTATAAAATCAAATCCCAAAAAAGAATTTACAGAACCTTCTGCCAATGCTTTAACTGTAGCAAAGTCAGATGAAGTTACTTGTGTAGTTCCTAATAGATCTGATATTTGTTGTGGCCCGCAAACAATGTATCTCTTTAAAGAAGGATCAACATCGTTGTTATCTAAGATTTTCTTCGCAGCCAAAAGTTTAGCAATTGTCAAACCATCTGATTGATCTGAAGTTGCAGTTTTTTGACTTGAAGGTAAAGCTGTAGATGAACCACCAGCTACACCAGTTGATGCAGACGCGTTGAATGCTGTTAT